TTAATATTATTTGCATACGAGTTTTTAAGGTCAAAGTTAATTTGGCTATGGTATTATTTAATTAAAAAAGGAACAAAATGAAAAATTTAACAAAATGCTATTGTGGTCATACTACAACTTGTGATTGTGGACCTGAAGAACCTAAACAAGAAGATATGATAACAAAAATTATGCAAATGGATGCTAAAATGGCTTATGATTCATTGCCTAAACAATCAATTAAATATAAAATTCTATCTGAAACATCAGAAGAAACAAAACAAAGAGTTAGAGATAATGCTAATAAATTAGTTATGAAACAAGAAACACTTGAAGAAGCTGCTCATAAAGCATTAATTGATTATGGTATTAAGTACAAAGGTGAAAAATTAAACGTTTCAGAAGTTGAAAAACTTATGGTGAATATGGCTAAATGGCAACAAGAAAGAAGTTATGGTGAGGAAGAAGTAATTGAATTGGTACAAAAAGCTCTTACGCATAAAGATGACAGAGAAACAGGTAGTTTAGTTACAGCACAAGGACAAATAAGATCAGCTAACTTTTTTAGTTGGTTTGAACGATTTAAAAAGATAGTAAAATGAAAGCAACATTAGAATTTAATTTACCCGATGACCAAATGGATTTTAATAGAGTAAATCAGTCATTAGATATGGCTTGTGCTTTGTTTGATATATTACAATTGCGTAAAGTTTTAGAATATAGATTTGAAAGTGCAGATAACACTAATAATGATGTATTTGATGGAATAGATGCTATGGCAAAAGGAATATCAGATATACTTGAAGAAAATAATATTAACATTGATAAATTAATAGAGTAATGGAAAAATATAAAAGAAAAGCAGTATTTTGCAATTTAAAAGAGTATGATTTTAGTTGTAAAGAACATAGTTATATTGAAATAACTGAATGGCATAATGGCGAAGGAATAGATATAAATGCTAATAATTATTCTGATAGGACAATTTCAATTAGTTGGGGAGAGTTTAAACTCATTAAAAAATTAGTAAAAGAATTAAATAAATCCACATCATAATATGGAATTAAGACCTTATCAAGATGAAATAGCTAAAAAAGCTACCAAAATACTAAAAGAATGTGGGTTTGTTTATCTATCGATGGAAGTTAGAACTGGTAAGACAATTACTGCATTAGAAACTGCTTATAATTATGGTGCTGAACGAGTGCTATTCATAACTAAAATCAAAGCATTTTCATCAATCAAAAGCGATTACGATAACATTGGGTATTTATACAACCTAACTATTATTAATAAGGAATCATTACATACAATTGAGGACAATGATTTTGATGTAGTTATAATTGATGAAGCACACGGATTAGCTGCGTTTCCAAAAGCATCTAAATATCAAAAAGATATTCGTAAAAGATTTAGCAAAGTGCCAATGATATTTTTATCAGGAACTCCGACTCCAGAATCATTTAGTCAATGGTATCATCAATTGCAAGTAACTGACAAATCACCATTCAAACAATACACTAACTTCTATAAATGGGCAAATGATTATGTAAATGTTACAGAACAGAATCTTGGATATGCAAGAGTTAAAGTTTATAAGGATGGTAAAGAGCAGTTAATACTAAAAAGTGTACAACCGTATATTATAACTTTTACACAAGCACAAGCTGGGTTTACATCAGAAGTAAATGAGCATATATTAGAGTGCCGAATGGAGGATATTACTTATGACATTATTAAACGATTGAAACGTAATAAGATAGTGCAAGGTAAAAGTGGACTCATATTAGGAGATACTGGTGTAAAATTGATGCAGAAGATTCATCAACTGTCAAGTGGAACTTGTAAGTTTGAAGATGGAACATCGATGGTAATTGATTATTCAAAGGCAAAGTTTATAGAGGAAAGGTTTAGATTTAATAAAATTGCTATCTTCTACAAATTTAAGGAAGAACTAAATGCCTTAAAAAGCATTTTTGGAAGTGATTTAACAGAAGATTTGGATGAGTTTAATACAACAAATAAAGTTATAGCTTTACAAATTGTATCAGGTCGTGAAGGTATAAGTTTAAAAAATGCAAAGTATCTTGTTTACTACAACATTGATTTTAGTGCTACATCATATTGGCAAAGTAGAGATAGACTCACCACAATGGAACGATCCTCAAATGATGTATATTGGGTATTTGCTAAAGGTGGAATTGAAAACGCTATTTATAAATCAGTATTAAATAAAAAAAACTTCACATTAAATTTGTTTAAGAAATTATTATAAATTACATTTGCGTATAACGTTCCCGTGCTTGGTGCAGTGCGGGTAAAAAATGCACCGACTTTAAATTAATAACTAAACTTAAAAAATATGCCTGAACTTAAAATTAATGACCAGACCCCGCATTGCTCCAAACACGTGTTACAAGATGTTTTTCCTTTACGTGAATGGATGCCTTTTTCAGACCAAGAAATATCTATTTTTCAACATTATATTATGGATTATTTTTTAGAAAATGAAGAAAAAATCTCTAAAAAAGATGTTTATATTTTAGCTTGTTGTGCAAATGAAACACAATATCAAATGCGTTTATTAAAGTCAAGAATTTCAGGTGATGGAAATGTTGATGAGAAAAATAATAATAGATATTTAAAAATACTACTTTCATTTGATGGATTAATTGATTTCGTTAAAGAAAAAATGATTGAAGGTTTTAAAAGCACAAGCGATAAAAATAAGTATCAATTAATGAATGAATACTATTCTTATTTCACAGCTTCTGATGCTATCAAAGATAGTATTAAGCAAGATTTTGATTTGTACTTCGGTTCTCAAAATATCTTGTAACTACTTGATAACAGATATAAATGTATTACAATTATGAAACAGTACACTAAAACAAAGGTTATACGTATTTCAGAAACACAACTTTTTACACTACAAAAAATGAAGTCTTACAATGTTGATGTAGGTAATTTTATAAGAGATGCAATAGCAGAAAAGATAAAAAAAGAATACCAAAATTTAATTCCAAAAACTAAAAAAGAATATTGTCCTTTTTAAATTAAAGTATTATATTTGTCAAATGAAAAAGCAAATAGCTTATACTCCATTACCTCCTGAATGTATTACATTTCAAAAGCGTGAGTATTGGTTAGACCAACGCATCCAGCTGACTCCATTAGGAAAAGAAATTAGATATAGTGGGATTAGAATAAATGAGGATATGCCAAATAAGTACGGAAAGTATCACTGGATATATACATTTATTTATTTAGATGGAAGCGGATTATTAGAATTTGAAATAGACTACAACGACAATGTTAGAATCAGCAAGGCAAACACAGATTAAGAAAAAGTTACAAGAAGATGGTTGGATAGTAGTAAAGCTCATAAAGACATCGCTTACAGGTATTCCTGACATACTCGCATTGAAAGATGGTAAAGCTATGTTCGTAGAAGTTAAACAGCCTAAAGGAGTTCTATCGCCAATACAATCCCACGTTATAGATACCCTCCGTACAAACGGATTTGAAGTGAATATTTGGACTAAGTATAAAGAAGATTACCAACGCTAACTGTTAGGCTCGACATCTTAGAAAAAGGGTTAGTAGTAAGGTCGGCAAACCAGTAACCCTGAAAGACACAGGTTGGTATGGAAGTCAGGAGAATGGCTCGGTAGTTTAAACTACAAGTAGGTTCGATTCCTACCCTGACAACAGCAGTTGCTTGATGTCAAATATGTACAGCAACAGACATTGGAGAAATTTGGCTTCTCACGAATGTTAAGTCCTATCGGGCAGAATAGGGGATGAGTACTTATGGTAAACTTTCAAAACCCACAACCTCATCAAATAGTCAGGTGGCGAAATGGTAAACGCAAAAAGATAAGGATAGTGTCATCGTGGGTGTGGAATGGAAAAAGCCCACACGAGTCCTTACTTGGAAATCCACAAATGTAGGTTCGATTCCTACCCTGACTACAAACTTAAATATTAAAATAATGAAAGAAAATGCAATGATTAAAATAGGTGCTATGATTGAAGTAGCAAAAAGAGAAATGGATAACGACCCATTTTGGAAGATTGGAGTAGCAGATGCACTCGCATTAATTGACGCTCAATTGAGAGAAATTGAAACATTAGAATACATTTATTCACTAATACAAAACGACAATGAGTAACACACAAGGAGGAGTTCGAGAAGGAGCTGGAAGAAAACGATTAGATTATCCGTTTAAAATCATTCAAGTAAGAGTGCCTTTAGAAATGGAAGGAGCAGTTAAAGATTTCATTAAAAAAATACGAAAAGAATGGCTTACAGCAAACACACAGTAGAAAAAAGACTCTCAATATGGGAGTACGCAGCAGAACAAAAACAAAAAGCAAAAGAACTATTAGAAAAATGTAAAGAACGTGAAAAAGATTTGGCACATAAGCGACACGCATAGCTACCACGATTTATTAGAAATTCCTAATGATATAGATATTGTGATACATTCAGGAGATTGTAGTAATGTAAGAGACCCTTACAATAATGAACCTGAAGTTAGAAGATTTATTGATTGGTATTCTAAGCTACCTATTCCAACAAAAATATATGTAGCAGGTAATCACGATTCATCTATTGAAAAGAAGTTGGTTACTGCAAAGGATTTTTATACCAATGGAATTATATACCTTGAAGATGATTTTATTCATATAGATGGATTTAAAATTCACGGAAGTCCAATATCGCCTAACTTTGGTAATTGGAGCTTTATGAAAAGCCGAGATAAATTAGATAGGCATTGGGAACGAAGTATTGATAATGATGTAGATATATTAATAACACACACACCTCCTAAGGGAATATTAGATATTTCTGAAGATAGAGATGGTAAATTAGAATTTTGTGGTTGTAAAGCATTAAAAAGACACGTTATAACAAGAATAAAACCAAAGTTAATGCTTTTCGGCCATATCCACAATAGTGATGACATTATTAACGCTGGAACTATGAAGCTATCTATTTGCGATACCATATTCAGTAATGGCTCGGTAGTAACCGATAGAAGGTTTGGTAAGTTGAGTAGTAATGGAAATATATTTGAAATAAACCCCTAATAGATGTATTTATTAGGGGTTGCGGTGATTATCACCGTTATTTACCGCATTACTTAAACTTATCTTTCATTTCTAAATGAAGTTTGTATGCTGAATTGCTTATCTCGTATATTTGACCGCAATCTTGACATTCCATTAATCTCTTGATAGTTCCCATAGCAGTAACTATGTTTTTAAGTAAGATTACATTTTCACTTGAGCAAGAAGGACAACTATATTTAAGATTACCATTTATAACTCCAGCGTGAGTGTTTGGTTTAATGTAGTTCTGCATCGTTAAGAATACATCCTCCAAGACAACTATATCTCCATCGCAGTAGTTACCCATTTCTTCAAGAGCATCAGGATTTCCTTTCATAACTTCCTTCCACATATCAAACCCGCTATGCTTAATCTTTGCTCCAACTCCTAAAAATTGTGCGATGTAATCCAGCTTATTGGAATTGAAATTAAAGCCACTTTTAGCCTTTTTAAGCGTATCTAATGTCTTGTACGAAGGAAACATTGAAACCCTATGGAATATGCAACGTGTTCTTATCCATTTGATGTCAAACCTATCTCCATTGTGAGCAATCATTTCGTCAGCCTTATTAGCCACCGATATAAAATCAATAAGCATTTGCTTATCACACATATCTTTATCCCACGTTAATCTATGGATTTTATCTTCGTGTTCCCACTTGTAAGATATACATATAATTTTACGCTCGTCTACGATGCTGTCGGGATGTATAGTTAGATTGTAACCAATTCTCCAAGCATAAACAAGATTAGGAGATGTTTCGATGTCAAAGAAAAGCCTTTTGATATGTTCTTGATTTTGAACGATGTCGAAATACTTATTCTCTTGTTCGGGAGTTAGTCGATAACGACCTTGCTTATTAATAGTAACTCCAACTTTGTTAGCGATATAATGGTTAAATCGATACCGCCTTTCAGCATTTTTTTTCATATTTTTTGTTTTTATAAGAGATTTCTCTTATATTATCTTCCAAATATATGAATTTATTTTTTAATAACGCTTAATTTCTTTTCTTGTTCTTTGGAAATCATATATCTACCGCTTTTATTTAGTTTTGCACCAATCTTTTTAGCAGTAGCATTGTCCATTCTGTACCTTCTGTTTGAGTTCTTTTTCATTTGAATTTATAAATTATATACGCAAATAGTGGAATTAATAACCATAGCAAGATAAGAAATGGGTTGGAAGTTCTCTCTATATCTTTAACTTTTCTATTTTGAGTGACTTTTGTGTCTTGTACTTTTAACTCGTTTTTAGCCACTTTTATATCTTGTACTTGTATAGTGTTGTCTTTTGTCTTTTTATAGTTAATAGTAACGTTTCTATACGTTTTACCATCTATTACAATATCTTTACAAGTATCTAATGGAGTAATAGTAAACTCATCAGTAATGATATCGTTTTTAGTTTCTATTTTAATATCTTCTTTCGTCACTATTTTAGTGGAAATTTGGGACAAACTATCTTTCTTAACTTCATCTATAACTACCTTACGAGTGCCACAAGATGATAACATTGTAATTATAGTTGATGCAACTACAACATAGATAATAAACAATATCCAGTTCCTATTCTGCGAAGTAGTTGTCGGCTTCATAAATTCGTCTTTTAGTTAAACCTGCTAATTTTTTAGTTCCTACTTTATCCCATTTCAAAAATTCTGTACGTATAGCTGGGTCATTATGATTTGCATTTATTTTCTTTAATAATGTACTGTTCATCAGATTGGCGATTCCGCAATTGTATGCGAAAGATACAACGCTATTGAACTGATTTTGGTTTAATGGAGCTTTAACACAAGTTGAAACTCTTTTAGAAAATTTATCAGCAATATCTTTAAACATATCAAATGCTTCAGCTTTAGTTATTGGTTTATCTACCATAGTAACTTTTCGGCCATCTTTATAGAATGTATTACCATATCCAATAGTAGCTAATTTTGCAGGGCATAGATATGGTTCAGAACTAAATCCTTCAAATTCCGTAATCATCATATAACCTTTATTATCCAGTTTCATTTTGATAATATTTTTACAATTGTTCCTACTAATCCAGCGGTAAGTAATCCAGCAATAAATTTTAATTGACCGATATAAACAGACTTCTTAGCCATATCTAATTCGATTAGTTCTAACTTTTCTTTTAACGCTTCTATATCGTGTTTAATGGTATCAATATCAGAAATAACTCCCTTATTACCGTTTACTTTTGAGCCAATAAGTGCTGAAGAAATATATTGTAAATCTTCTTTAATAAGGCGAAGGTGTTGCTCCATTCTGTCAAGTCTTTCTTTTTCTTGAAATTCCATTTTAACTTTTTAATTTTGTAACTATATCCGTAAATCCTTGAATGCTTACATAAGCAGTAGCAATAATAACCCAATCTTGAGAAGTTAAATCTCCTGCAAATAATCCACCACAAGCTATTAAAAATACCATTAGTTTACGTGATATAATTTTATCTAATATTTTATCTAAATTACTCATAATTGAGATTGATTAATAACTGTACCTATATATTCTTGACCTAATGCAAGAAGTCTATCTATTAAACCTTGTTCTGTTTCAAAATATTCAAGAAATGGTTGTCCTGTTGTTACAGTTTGGTTTTCTTGAAGACTACCGTAATGGAATACATCGATTCCGTTGTGTGCTAAATAAAAATTGTTCATATTATATATTTTTAAATTCCTCCTCCATCAACAATAGTCCATCCACGACTTACTAATATTGCCCTACCTGTACCACCACCTGCTGTTGTATAATTTGCAGTACCAAAAGAAATACTTGCATTTGATGCTGATGTTCTACTACTCCAACCACTATAAATTGCATCTAAATTAGCTGCTGAAAATGTAGCTGGAGTTTTACCTCCCATAAAATTAATAAATCCAGTTGAAGTTACATTAGACACATTCCAAGAACCTATATTTTGATTAAACGCAGTATTATTATTAAACATATTTGCCATATTTGTAACTGATGATGTATTCCAGCTATTTAATGGTTGATTAAAAGCTGTATTTGCTTCAAACATAGAACCCATATTAGTAACTGCTCCTACGTTCCAACTATTCAATGGTTGATTAAATAAAGCATTTGAAGTAAACATAGTAAACATATTAGTTACTTTACTAACATTCCAATTACTAATATCTTGATTAAATGGAGTTGACCCTCTAAACATATTGGACATATTTAACACATTTCCTAATGTAGATGTATTTCCAACTGTACTCCTTTCCCAATTTGCTAATGGTTGTAAAAAAGAAGTAGCATTATAAAACATACCACTCATATCTTGTGCAGAACTAACATTCCAAGTATCAACTGTTTGATTAAAAGATTGATTAGTAAAAAACATTTGATAAAAACTTGTAACTGAACTTGTATTCCAAGAGCTTATATTTTGATTAAATGCAGTATTAGATAACATAGCTATCATTGAAGTAACATTACTTACATCCCAATTACCAATTGGTTGGTTAAAATTAGTTGAAACATTAAACAAACTACTCATAATAGTAATATTACGAACATTCCAATTATTTAATAAATTAATATTTAAATTTGTATCACTATTAAATAATCCAAGCATAGATGTTAAATATGTTGTTTTTAAAGTGTCTTTAACATTTGATAAATCTAAATTAACACAAGCTCCAAATTGACTACCATTGGTTAAATCATCTATCAATTCTAAACATCCAAATTGTTCTATTGACCTAAGTTTTGGTTGTTCAGAAGCTAATCCAAAATATGACCATCCCCTACACAATCCTTTTATCCTAATAGTATAGTCTTTTGCACCAATTGGATACGTGTGTGTTCTTACAGCAGTTTCTCCTGAATATGTTTGAGTATAAGCTCTTACAAAATCCCTAACTCCATCTCCCCAATCAATCCAAAAGCTATATGTACCTGTTGAAACAAGAGGTAATACAATGACTTTAGTTGCAATAGTAGGTCTAACAGTAAAAATAAAAGTATTGACATCACTTATTTGTTGTTCAGAATTCTGCATACCATTTGCACTTCCAACAAAAGTTGATGGATTAGTTAATCCACTTGATAATCCAATATCAATACCATTAATTTTCATATATTATACTTGATAATCTGCTCCGTGAGCAGTAATCCAAGCTGAACCTGCTGCAATATTAATAATAGTTGTAGCCTTTAATTTATCTCCACCTTGTAATGGAATATATCTTTTTCCTGTATTATCAAGAGGTAATCCTAATATATTTACACCATCAAGATAATCAACATTATATCTCGCTGCTAATGTGTTACCTGAAGATACTGGTAAGCTATTTAGTCCAATTGGAATTACAGTAGTTCCTCTCAATATATATATGTAAGTATTTACGATAACTGTTGAACTTGTAACTCCTGTAAGAGAATAAACTCTACCTCCTAAAGAACCTGCTGTATATATTGTTACTCCATTTGTATCAGAACCTAATGTTCCAACTGTTGTTCCTGTAAGCACTCCTACACCACTATTTGGTACGTTAGCTAAAACTGGAATTTGACCTGCTGTTAATGCCATAATTTTTTATTTTTAATAATTATATAATGTTCTAAAACTTGTAGATAATACATAATCTAAATCATCAAATGTCGCTGATATTGTTAAATTTCCACTTCCTACGATGCTTTGTCCATTTATAGATTTTATATTTACAGTAGAAACTAAGGTATCTTGTTTTGATGTAGCTAATCCGCTATATTGAGAATTTGTTGCATCATCTCCTGTATTATCTCCACTTAAATTAGTAATACCTAATTTAGATTTAATTAACGTATTTGTTAATTGTTTATTTTTCCAAAGAGATGTAGATGATTCATATTGTAAGAAATCTTCATTAGCTAAAGTTCCATTTATCAATATATTATGAATCTCATTAAGTTCAAAACCATTTTGTACAGATACAAATATCTCTCCTACTGTTGTACTAACTCTTGTAACTATTCCTATATAAACTAAATGTGCAGGAGCAATTGGTTTATTAGTCAATCCAAATATTAAATCTCCATTTGTTCCAAGCCAAACCGCATCACCTTGCGTAGCTGTACCTGTATTTAATCCAGCAAACAAACCTCCTGTAATAACTTTTACAATATCATTTGTAACACCTGTTGTTTCTAATAACCCCCAAGTCTTACTTGATGTACCTTCAGATGTATTTGATGCTTTAGAAACAATTATATTAGTTCCTGTTGCAGATGAAACATATACTGCTTGACCTTTATTTATATTTTCAGACAACTTAACAGTTTCTCTATCAACTGCATCAGTATTAAGATTTGGAATAGAAGCTACTAACGCTTTTTCAGCGGTTGTATAGTTGTTTAAAGTAGCTCCTGCCAATGTGCCATTTCCTAATGGAATGGTTGCATCAGTACCTGTATCACTATTAATAGTAAAGTTAGTAGCAGTTTGAGATGGAGATAAATTTGTAGTGCTTACAATAGATGTAGTTGGAATAGTAGTTCCATTATCTAATAACAAATTATTACCAATTCCTCCTAACTTAATAAATGCATTGGCAGTAATATTTTTACTTGTAGTTGCTCCTATATCAGTAACTGATTGTAAATCTTGTGAACCACTACCACCTCCTCCACCACCAGTTATTTTATTAATATTAACAATATTAGTAATAGGCTCAACTTCAAAACTTACTGAGTTTATAC